ATATATGTACAAAAACACGGGACTGGATGAAATTCTGGAAGTTGAAAAAAGAATATCATATCAAAGTTGTGCAAGCCAAGGATCATATATTGTACAAGTTGGATACACCAGTTCAAGTATAGAACTTTTGAGCGGTTCAATGTCTGCATCATATAATCCTGTATCAACCGATCCTAAAATTGTTTCAAGTTCCTATGTATACATACCAACACCGTCGGCTGGTGCAGTATTATCAAGAGCATTGCTACAGTTTGATTTATCGGAAATTTCTGCATCTCTGTCCTCAACTGATTTATATAAACCAACAAGTCCAAGATTTTATTTGGTCTTGAAAGTGTGCGAAAGTGTTGAGGTGCCGATTAAATATTCTCTTGCCGCTTATCCGATTTCACAGTCTTGGAATATGGGAACTGGTTACAAATACGACGGTGCCGTTGCTGATGGAGTTACTTGGAAATTTGTCGATGGTGTTTCCAAAAATTGGGTAAGTGGATCTTTGGTAGATTGTACCGGCGGTGG